TACCTGCATCTAATTGCTGTCGGATTTCAGCATCGGTGAGTCCACCCACGAAATCCCCTTTTTTGAAACGCCCTAATGGTTGTTGGGCTACATATTGCTTTGCTGCCATGATTGGCTCCTAGATAAATCGTTCTGATTCAAATACTGCGGTGAGATATGCAAAACCTGTACTGAAGGCTTCTTTCACATCAACCAGCATCAATTCTCCACGTGCCGAGGCTGGCTTCCAGCCTGAGAGCAACTGAATAACATCTTCAAGAAGATTACCCGCCTGATCTGTTACCGCTGAACCATCTATAGACTGTGAACGGGCATTCTTACAGGCCACGGTGACCGCCCACTGCTGGCTGATCATGTTCATTTTCCCCTTGCCCGCACTATCCTTAGGGCGAATCCGCACGAAGTTGACGTGAGCTGATGGGGTTACCTGAGACATTTCAGTCACCAGTACAGAGTTCAACGGCGTATAGATCTGCTTGAAATCCGGAATCTCCTTGAGCTTCTCGGCAATTTCTCCACGTACTGCAAAAAAGTCAGACACCTATATGCCTCCCGATAATATTAAGGATCTCTTCATCATCATCCTGATTGATGCCCAGAAAGGTACGAGAAGGGATATTGACCTGTTTCACTTTCCTGAACTGGCCACCCACCGCAAAGATTAAGTACTCCGCCGTTTTAGGCAGAATGGTTGCACCAAAATGAAAGACATGGGCATACATTTTGTTTGAACCCCACTCAACACCGTCAGGGCGCAGGTTATAGTGCAATTCATTCATTAATTCACCCGTATCACGGCCTGTTTGACCATTTTGCATCTGGGCCCGCCATGACTGTTTCCATGGATTACCATCTACATCATGCTGACCGATAAACCGGTCTTGAGTGGAGTGAACCCCATAGCCACCAATCTCGACAAATATATCCTCCTTTCTGCTGTCGAAATCGGCCATATGCTGCAGTACTGCCATTACGGCAGATTCATTGTCAGGACGAATTGTTATAGCAAAAGCCATACCTCCTCCTTATTTAAATGAAGGCATCTTGTCTAGCGTTTCATCACCAAACACGCCTCCTACATAACTGGTTCCGATGGGCATTGTGGTAGGCCGGCCCTTGGGCTGATCATCTATAATTTCATTGGTTGCGGTCTGAATCTGTAGATGTGCTTTCTCGTCTTGTACCCGTTCAAGAAATTTAATCGCATCCTTATAACGGTTACGTACTTCTTCAGTGGGTTGCTGGTAATAAAGCCGGTAACGGGCAATATCACAGGCCATGCGGTTCAGATTACTGGGCACATTGGGAAGAGGCAGAGGATAACGGCCACCGATATAACCGTTAATCTCTTCTGCCGCATCCTGAAGCGCTTCATTGATAGAAGCTGCTGCATCTGCATGCATCAGCTTTAGTTCTTCAATGTCATCAGCAAACCGCTTCACCATATCTGCTTCTGTTGCGTACATAGATCACCTTACTTGGCTGCTTCCGCACCCTGTTCAGCTGGCTTGTCACTGGTCTTAGACTTAGACGCTGGCTTGGCCTTTTCAAGGTCAGCCACTTTTGCCTTAAGTTCAGCAATTTCCTGCTCAGCCTTGGCTTTATCAGCAGCAGCTGTCTGATTGGCTTCAGTTAAATTAGTATTTGCCGCTGTCAGCTCTGCATTAGCCTTTTCAAGCTCAGCCAAACGTGCAGCGGTACCATCTGCTTTAGGCTCTTCCGGCTCCTGATATTCTTCAATAGCTCCAGATGCTAAAAGGGCCTGAATACGTTTTGCTTCAAGCCCTTTGATTTCATCACCTGGCATAAAATGCCCGATGGATTGTTTTGCTGTGTACTTCGGCATTTAAGCCTCCTATAAAGTAATGAAGCCGGTCCCACCAACTACGCCGTTCTTATTCGATGGAATGACCAGTGGAGCAGATTCGGTCATCAGCATAATGCCGCTTGGATCTTCACAGTACCATTGACGGTCAAAGTACTGCTGAGCCACACCATTGGCCAGCATATTTTTAATCTTACAATGAGCCACCGAGCCATTGGTATCCGAGATCAGACTGAAATAGTCTTTCTCAATGAAACGGTTCACCTTACCCTTATGACGGTAGGTTGCATCGTAAACCCAGAATTCAATTCCATCAAAAGTGCCTTTCAATGTAGCAGTCTCACTTACGCCAAAGCTTGGTGTAACTGGTACAGAGATTCCAGCATAGGGCTTGATGAATTCATCCTTGAATTCTGAATTATTCCATAGAGCTGCCCAAACCGAACCCGACATGATAGCAAGCTTAGCTTCACCACCATCAGCGGCCAGTTGACGCTCTAGCATACGTTTAATGTCATCAACAGGCTTTGCTCCAGCTTCATTCCAAGGTGTTGCAGGAGTGAAAAGCAGAGATGCATCACGACGGTAATCCACCAGGTTGTATTCATAATCATCAGAATGCAGCAGGTATTGACCATTTTTTAGAAGATTAATGGCCATCATCAAAACCGAGTTATCAATCGCATCATGGTTGCGTTTCATAACAGCGATTTGAGCAATTACCATTTTTTCCTGGTCAGAGAGCTGCTGGTTACCGGTAGAGATAATGCCAGCTGTACGCAGACGTTCCAGCAAAGCTAGCTCAAAGGTTTCTGCAGGTGTTACCTGATTTTTAGGTTTGTAGTAAGCCGGTTTCACATGGCGTACTTCACCGGATTGATCAGTATCAAAAGGTTTACCAGGTTGCTGTGGCGATACCAGTGGTGCCAAGTCGTGTTCAGCTGTTACTTCGGCTAGTGGTACGTAATCCCGAGCGAATATCGGGCGGTTTGGAAACAGGCGGTCCAGCAGCCATGTATCCATCGGACGGAAGTTGTTATGAATGAGAGCAAGCTCACCCACATCAAGAAGTTCAAGCGGAGTACCGTCAATATTAAAAGACTGTGGCATGTTTATTACACCTTAGAAAGTTCGATTTTGTTTTTGGTTGCTTTGGCGCGGGCAGCATCATATTTCGCCTTGTCCAGCAACGCCCCATTTAAAGACACGGCCTCAACGTTAAATACACCGCCGTAATACATTGGAATTTCAACCCCGTCAGCCGCTTTAATGGTTGCTTCAGCTGCGGTAACGTTCTGGCCACAGATCACATCCCAGGATGATTCATCTGCAGCATGAGTCAGTACATTGTCATCTGATAGCACCAGAAGATCGCCGTACTTATATGCAGTGGCCGTGGTGACCTTGGCATTGGCACGGCGCAGCTTTTCATTGTCGAGTACCAGTTTACGTGTGGTAAGTGACACCGGTGGAACATAGTGAATAGGCATGAATTATTTCCCCTTGTTTTGTTCAGCGAAGGCTTTTGCACCTGCTGTGAATTGATGTTCTTGGTTACCACCCTGTCCGCCTTGTCCTTGTCCACCCTGTCCGCCAGTAGCCTGATGATTGAACAGGTAGTTCAGTGCAGGATTTACAACTGGTGTTTGTTGTTGCTGTTGGCCAGCTGGTGGTGTTTGATTACCTGCCGAAAACTGTCGAAGCTGCTTTGCAGTAAAGGCAAAGACGGTATCATCCATATTGGTATAAGCCGTTTTGTCTTCAGCACTGAACTGTGTTTTAAGCTCTGTTTCTAAAGCTGCAATCTCATCAGCACGTTTCTGGGCTTTAAACTGTTTCAGCTCTTCTAGCGCATCATCACGCTCCTTTTCTGCCTGCTGTTTGGCCTGTTGTGCTTTTTCTAGTTCGGTCACGTCTGTGTCCTCTTCTGGTGGTTGATTGGAGTTAGGTTTACCTGAGAAGGTATTGATTGAGGTATTACGATCAGCGCCGGTTGTGCAGATCGTGAACTCGCGAATACGATTCTGCCGGAATACAGTGATTGGGCCTTCGAATGTCTGGCCATTTACGACTACAGATTTACCGTTTGAAACTTCCTCAACAGAACCTGGATCGATATACATAGACATCTGAAAAGGAAAGCCATCATCAGAATCCTGGACAATTTCTTTAGCCTTCGTATTACTTAAGAAATCACCCTCTACTTCAATTTTTCCGGTAGTGTTGACTTGCTTTACAACACCAACTCGGCTTGAACTGAAATGCTCTTCCAGTAAGGCGGTTGGTTGATCAATCTCAATACCCTCAAGATCAAAGACCACACCAGAACGCCCCCAATACCAGTGACCATCTACGCGACCACCAGCATAAGCCACACCTTTAAACTTTCGTTTTTTGTTCTCACCCTCGGGCTGTAAAACTTCAATTCCCGAGGCATTAAATAAGAGCTTGGAACGCTCTTCATTTGGATCTGGCATTTTTCATGCTCCATAAAAAACCGCCCTTTCGGACGGCTTAGTTGTAAGTGTTAATTTTGTCGTCATATTTACCTCAATTTATTAATGCTTTTTCATGCCAATAAAAAACCGCCCATAAAGGGCGGTTTCAGACTATGTAGTTTAAAATTCTAAAAAGTATCGACTGGTACATTAACGATATCATCAGAGCAAGAAACGTTGTTTTTTTTAAAGAATCTTTGTAAATCCTGATAAACGTCTTCAGTCTTTCTATTCACTGTTTGAACTTCTGAATATTTCTCTAATTGAAGATATTTTGATTGAAAAGTAATTAAATCAGAATAAAGCAAACTTATATTACACATATAATCAAGTTCTTCTTGGAGCGTATATTCTCTTTTCTTCCTAAAAGATTTTGATGCCTCTCTATAAGTTGATATAAATTCAACTTTCTTGTTCACTTCATTTAAATATTCTTCTACTTGTACATTTTGTTGATTGGCATATAAAAAACCGGGCATTATTAAAAAAATAAGAGGTATATATTTCATAAACTTATTGTTTCCCTACTAGCCATACAACTTACTTAAAGCGCATGAGAAAAATGATTTAGATCTAGAGCAAATATTATGGAAATGATTGTACATTAAAAAAATCCAATAAAATAAGACTAGGTTAAATTTCTAAATTTTATAGTCAATTTAAATAGCCGGCTCTAGATCCTTAAATAGAATCATTCTTATGAAATAAACTTCAATGTATAAATCACCTGCCCTTCAACCGTTTCAATCGAAACAACTTCAAAAGACAATCCCATCGGTATCAAAACGCCGTTGCCTGCATTCAGTGCTTCCAGATCAATACCAAGTCCTTTCGCATTCTCAAACTTAATCACAATGTCACCAGCACTTTCAGCCATCAGCAACGGCGCATTCAACTGGACTGTCTGCCCGATCTGATAAGCCGCTACCTGCTGAAGTGTCGTAGCGCCTACTATGGTTGAAGCCGTATTACTCGCCACAGCTTGAATAGCTGCCATATCGTTACTCAGCCAACGTTTGAGCACATCATCAGCCAGAGTGATAGGTGGCTGCTTTAACTGCGCCGTAAGAGCTGAATCATTACCCTGTACATAATCCAGAAAGGTTCGAATCGCACTAGGTCTAATGCTTGGATCAAGTGGAATCACTGTATTGGCCACCGCATCAAATAAGTCTCGAGTTTTATCATCCATTGGAGCAAATAAACTGGCCAGCTTTTTACTTGCCGTCCATTCAGCCTTGATGACCTCTTTCTGCTCCAGCAAAAACGCTTTATCTAGGTCAGAATCCAGGATCTTCTGATCTACCAGACCAGATAAATCGCCATAGGTCATTGGACTAGTACTCCACCCCATTTCCTCAGCCACTTCCGGTAGCTGATCATCAGGTGTAATACCATATTTCAATGCCTGCTTCTCGGTTAAGGCAATCACTGTACAGCGACACAT